TTAAAAAGTGCAGAAGGTAAGCGAGTATCTTTTAATAATCAAGAATTTGTATGGACGCAACCAATGGTATCTAGACTCATTACAATAGTCAAGAAAAATGATACCAATAAAATTAATACTATAAAAATAGTTAATATGGATACTAAGTTCATGACGCTATTGAAGGATGCCAATAAACCATCAGGTAAGAAAGGGCAACTTTATAAAATCAATGTAGATAAATTCACAGATTCACAATTAAAGCGTCTGTACCGACAACATAGTTTCAAAGGTTGGAAAGACCTTAAGAAAAAAGTACATGTTTATAATCACAAAATTGTAAAAATAGAATATCTCACTGAAACAATGGATACAGGGTGTTTAAATGTAGATAACGAGTACCATACGTTTGCAATTGAGTCAGGGATATTCATCAAAAACTCAACAAATGAAGATTTCTTCTTCCCACAAACTGCAGAAGGGCGTGGTTCTAAAGTAGATACATTACCCGGTGGAGAAAACTTAGGACAGATTGACGACTTGCGTTACTTTAATAATAAGTTAGCACGTGGTTTACGTGTGCCTAGTAGTTACTTACCTAGTGGCCCAGATGATAATTCATCCCCATTAACTGACGGAAGATTAGGAACAGCATTAATACAAGAATTTAGGTTTAACCAATATTGTAAGCGCATGCAAGCATCGTTGGCACGTGTACTTAATACTGAATTTAAACTTTACTTAGCATTCCGTGGATTTAATATTGATAGTAGTTTATTTGATGTTAAGTTCAATGAACCACAGAACTTTGCTAGTTATAGACAAAGTGAACTAGATGCAACCCGTGTTGGCACATTTGCTAACTTAGAACAGTACCCTTATCTTAGTAAGAGATTCTTATTGGAGCGTTACTTAGGCCTTTCCGAAGAAGAAATGGTTAAGAACGAAGAACAGTGGGAAGAAGAAAACGCTAAGGCGAAAGCAACGGATGTTGAAGGTTCTGACCTACGTGGCGTTGGCGTTATGCCTGGTGGATTTGAATCTGATATTGATACTATGGGAGAAATTGAAGGCATGGATGATATGGGTGGCGAAGATATGGATATGGGCGGTGAAGCAACAGGTGAACTAAACCCAATGGCATCCGAAGTACCACCGCAAGTATCGGGCGGTGATGTTGGTGGTGGATTAACATAAATAAGTACATGATATTAAACGAACTATTCAATAAAGCATTTCCTGGTTATCAGGATTTAGAAGATGACAACTCGCAAATCACTAAAGACGATTTACGAAAGACACGTCTTACTTTAAAACAAATCAATAAATTACGACAGATGAATGATATTCGTAATATTGAGAATGAAGAGAAACTTGGAAAGATTAAAAATATGTATTCTGCACCAATTGAAGAACCAATGGGTGGGGGATTTTAGATAAAAAAATCTATAAATCCCACAAAAACACACAAAAATCTTAAAAAAGGCACTATTACAGTGTCTTTTTTATTATGTGGTCTAAATACACACACGAATATGAATATTTTTAATTTTTTGGAGTAACCCATGAGTAACAAATTTGAAAAACTGATTGAATACGTCATTAATGACGAAGACCAAAAGGCATCTGACCTTTTCCATGATATTGTTGTAGGTAAATCACGTGAAATTTACGAAGGTTTAATGCAAGACGATATCGGTGGTGATACTGTTGATGATTTCATTGATGATGTATCTGCTGATGAAGAAGGTGTTGATTTTGCAGACGATGCAGAAGAAACTGAAATGGATTTTGGTGGTGAAGTAGACGCCGAAGAGAATGAAGATGACCACGCTGAAATCGAAGACCGTGTTGTTGATTTAGAAGACAAACTTGACGAGTTGATGGCTGAGTTCGACGACCTTATTGGTGACGATACAGTTGGTGTATCTGATGAAGATGACGCTGAAATGGATTTTGAAGTAGACACAGACGACGAAGACTTTGGTGGTTTAGATGCTGAAGAAGAATTATCGTTTGAAGAAGGTTGTGAAGTAGACGAAGACAAAGAAGAGTTAGAAGAAGATGCTAAATTAGTAAATGCACCTAAACCAGTTACATCAGAAGAAGGCAGTGTTAATACAACAAGTGCTAATGCAAATGATGCAGGTAAGAAATCTAAAACAGATGCAAAACCTGTTCAAACTAGTACAGCAACTGAAAAGGGACGCCCTGCACCAAAAGCAAAAGACTTAGGTGTTGATGGCCCAGAAGGTGGCGCAAAATTATCTAACGCACCCGCTCCTAAAAAAGGCGAGTAATTAAGTGTCTTTCTTACAGGAAAGTTTATCCTTTGATGCCGCTCAGATAGTTCTTGAGCGTGATGAAAAGGGTGATAAAAATCTTTTTATGAAAGGTCTTTGCATCCAAGGCGATGTAAAGAATGCTAATCAGCGTATCTACCCAGTTAATGAAATTTCAAATGCCGTTAAGACATTAAAAGAACAAATTGGTGGTGGATATTCTGTATTGGGTGAGTTAGACCACCCAGATGATTTAAAAATTAACCTAGACCGTGTAAGTCACGTCATCACTGATATGTGGATGGAAGGCGCAAACGGTTATGGTAAATTAAAGATATTACCTACTCCAATGGGAACACTAGTTGAGACCATGTTGGGAGCAGGAGTAAAGTTAGGTGTCTCGAGCCGAGGTAGCGGAAACGTTAACGAAAGCAACGGACATGTAAGTGATTTTGAAATAGTAACAGTTGACGTAGTAGCACAACCTAGTGCACCTGACGCTTATCCAACAGCCATCTATGAAGGTTTGTTGAATATGGAAGGTGGTTCTAAGTTGCTCGAAATGGCTTCTGATGCTAGAGAAAGTATCACAGCACAGAGGTTTTTGAAAAGTGGCATTTTGCAACTTATTAAAGACCTCAAATTATAGGAGATATTGATGCTAGATGCAATGAAACCCTTGCTTGACAGTGAACTTATCAACGAAGACACACGTATTGCAATCCAAGAAGAATGGGATGCAAAACTGACTGAGACTCGTGAAGAAGTACGCACTGAGTTGCGCGAAGAATTCGCTCAACGTTACGAGCACGACAAACAAACAATGGTAGAAGCACTAGACCGCATGGTATCCGAAAGTCTTGAAGTGGAAATTCAGGAAGTTGTTGCTGAGAAAGAACAACTTGCCGAAGACCGTGTTAAGTTCAACACTAAGATGACTGAAAATTCTAATAAATTTAATAAATTTATGGTTACTAAGTTAAGTGAAGAAATTAACGATTTAAGAAATGATAGACAACTCCAAACTGAAGGCATGGTTAAGTTAGAAAATTTTGTAGTTAAGGCTCTTGCAAGAGAGATTAACGAATTTGCACAAGATAAGAAAGAAGTTATTGAAACTAAAGTCAAACTTGTAGCAGAAGCAAAAACTAAACTTAATGCTCTTAAAACGAAGTTCGTTAAAGAGAATGCAAAGAAAGTTGGAAGTGTTATTACCAAGCGTCTAAACACTGAATTATCACAATTACATGAAGATGTTAAGGTTGCTCGTGAGAACAACTTCGGACGTCGTATTTTTGAAGCCTTTTCAACTGAATTTACAGGTACTCATTTAAATGAGAATGCTGTTATTCGTAAATTGAATGCTAAGATTACTGCACGTGATAGTAAGTTAGAAGAAGCCAAAGAAACAATCAAGAAAGCAAAAGTGCTTGTTGAATCAAAGAATGCTGAAGTTAAAACAATTAAAGAGTCTAATGTACGTGCTAAGACTATGGATGAACTGTTAAGTCCTCTACAAGAAGACAAAGCAACTGTCATGCAAAATTTACTTGAAAACGTTCAAACTTCAAGATTGCAACATACATTTGAAAAGTATTTACCAGCCGTTCTTTCTAATAAATCTGTAGGTTCAGATGTAAAAAGAAAGAAAGCACTAACTGAAAGTAAAACAACAGTTACTGGTAATAAAAAAGAAACAAAAGAACTGTACCAAGACAGCATCGACAACATTGTTGATATTAAGCGTCTAGCAGGTCTTTAATTAACTGATTTTTAGGAGAAAATAATGTCAGAACAATTAATCGAAAGTCGTTGGGTTGAAACCAAAGACGCCTTGTTAGAAGGTCTACAAGGTACAAAAAGAACAACTATGAGTGTAATCTTAGAGAATACTCGTAATCACTTAGCGGAATCTGCATCTGCAGGTGCAACAGCATCGGGTAACGTTGCTACACTTAACCGTGTAATCTTACCAGTAATTCGACGTGTTATGCCTACAGTAATTGCTAACGACTTAGTTGGTGTACAGCCAATGTCTGGTCCAGTTAGTCAGATTCATACATTGCGTGTACGTTATGGTACTACAATGAATGATACTAGTGCAGTAAACACCGATACTACAGCAGGCGACGAGGCTTTAAGTCCGTTTAAGATTGCTACAGCATACTCTGCTGGTACAGGTGCTACACAAGCGGCTTACACAGGTGGAACTACATCATCACTTGAAGGTGACGGCGGACGTAACATTAGTGTTCAGTTATTGAAACAAGCAGTTGAAGCAAAAACACGTAAGTTACAAGCACGTTGGACATTTGAAGCGGCACAAGATGCTAATTCAATGCACGGTATTGATGTTGAAGCAGAAATTATGGCGGCGTTAGCGCAAGAAATTACTTCTGAAATCGACCAAGAGATTTTACAATCACTTCGTTCTTTAGCAAACACTGAATTCACATTTGACCAAGCGGCAGTATCTGGTACTGCAACTTTCGTTGGTGATGAGCATGCAGCACTTGCTGTTATGATTAACAGAACTGCTAACTTAATCGCACAACGTACTCGTCGTGGCGCTGGTAACTGGGCTGTAACTAGTCCTCAATCATTAACAATCTTACAATCTGCAACTACGTCAGCATTTGCCCGTACTACAGAAGGCGCTTTTGAAGCACCTACAAATACTAAGTTTGTTGGTACATTGAATAGTGCAATGAAAGTATATGTTGATTCATATGCAGCAGATAGTACAGCGGTACTTGTTGGTTATAAAGGTTCTAGTGAATCTGATGCACCTTCATTCTACTGTCCGTATATCCCATTAATGAGTAGTGGTACAGTACTAGACCCTAGTACGTTTGAGCCAGTAGTTTCATTTATGACGAGATATGGCTACGTAGAACTTACTAATACTGCATCATCATTTGGTAATGCTGGTGATTACCTGGGAGAAGTGGCTGTTTCTAATTTGTCTTTCTCTTAATACAAGAAATAGATAGATAGAAATAGTTCTTTCGAACAAATATAAAAAGGAGCCTTTCGGCTCCTTTTTTACGTGTACAATATTTGTATTGGTTAATTCGGCATAAATAAAGTTATGAGCAAATACACTACATGGTACAAAAACATAACCAAAAATGCTAAAAACAGAAGCATTAATGGATATACAGAAAAACATCATATCATTCCTAAAAGTTTAGGTGGAAGCGATTCTGATTCTAATATAGTTAAGTTAACCGCACGTGAACACTTTATATGTCATTGGTTATTAACTAAAACAACTACAGGAACAGCACGACAAAAAATGATTTATGCATTGCGTGTACTACGTGCAAATAATCCACATCAACAGCGTTATGAAACAAAAATAACTTCACGTGTGTATGAAAATATCAAAAAAGAATACAGTGAAATACAGAGTGCAAAAGTTTCAGGAAGTAGTAATCCAATGTTCGGTGATAAGTTCTACAGGAGTGAGGAAGGAAAACGTAATCAAAGTGTTGGTGTTAGTGGAGATAACAATGGAAGTAAACAGCCCAAAGCACGTGCAAAAATATCTACTAGTAAGTTGGGAAAAAAACGCAAACCATTCTCCAATGAATGGAAACAGCGCTTATCTGAGTCCGGAGCAGGCGAGAACAATTCAATGTACGGTAAAACACACACAGAAGAAACTAGAAAGAAAATGTCAGCAAAAGCAACAGGGAGAAAACAATCTGCGGAAACAATTAAAAAGAAAGCAGATGCATTGCGTGGTACCACACGACCTAAAAAACAATGCCCACATTGCAACAAAATGATTGCAGTTAATACATATCCAAGATGGCACGGCGACAACTGTAAACTCAAAGTTTAACCGAAATAAAGAAAAAGGTTGCATCC